CAGGGTGATTGTAGAGGAGCCAATGTCTACTGTGGTAGACACTCGACTGTCTAAGTGTGTAACATAACCAGCATTATCCTTTAAGCCAGACTCCAGAGGCATCTCTACGAGGTTCGTTTCGTCATTATTGGCGATGACTGCGTAGAGGGTGGACTCAATGAACTCTATGCCTCGTATCTCACCCGTGAAGGTGAACTTTGACCAAGCGCTCAGGACTTTCTGGTTGTTGTTCCAGAAGTAATTGTAGATGTATAGAGAACTTGGTTCATTTCCGCTTACGAGTGCTATGATGTCCTCCGATGTCGTGCCTTTCATCTGCGTTAGATTTGAAGGAATATACGCAGGAACGTGTTCAGTGACTTCAGCGGAGTCGTAGTTGTCCGTAGAGGCATTTACAGTGAACTCTCGGAGACCTGTGAAGCTTCCTCGTTTGAAAGGGTAGTAGATGTAGGAGCCTAATGGAAGAGGAGGAACTGTCTCGTCATAATCAAAGTTAGTTGCTGGTGTTATTGAAACTGTTTTAGGTGTTAATACATCTGCACCTTTTAGGACAAACTGACCAGTACGACTGAACAACACAAGGTTGTCTTGGAAGCCTACAGCAGATTCCAATGTAGTCACCCGACGAGAAGATACCGAGATGTCGATAGGAGCGCTATCTAATAAAGATGAAACCGTATTTCGGTAAAAGTTGTAAGCAAACAAGTTATTTTCATCTTCACCACCTAGACCTGCTTCGGAGAAGATAACATTATCTCCACTTAGAAATCCAAGACGGTTCTTGAAAAAGAACATGTTGGTTATTTCCCTACCTACGAAGGAAGGGTTTGGGTTAGAGATGTTATCTCCCGCTTTACGGTCTGCAAAATTAATTTCAGATAAAACAAAGGAGTTCTCGTCGTCATTAATAAGACTGAAGGGCATCGTAGAGGAATCAAATCCCTTTTCTATATCAAATCCTACGGTTTCAATCCACGAACCATTACCAACGCTCCCTCCATCGCTGGTTCGAAACTCTACATAATAATCATCCTGATTTATTTCGGTGTCACCAATCACCTTAACCCTAAAGCCGTTGAAGCACTTAGCGGGTAGGTCGGTTATTGAACTTACCTCCTTGTAGATAGAGGTCATACCATCGTCAGCTAGGGAGTCGGTAGTAGATATGTTAAAGTCTCCCTCCCAAGTGTCTTTCTTGGTTAGTTTGATGAGGCTTCCTTGTTTGTCTATATCAAAATAATCGTCTATAGAGTTACCGCTTCCATCCGCAATAGTCATTGGACGGTCGATATTGGCGTTAAAACCACTGTTTGCTGAATTGCTGGATAACCAAGTGGCGATAGAATCCGTATTAGCACCTTGGTTATTTGAGCTTGCGGATGTCCCAGACCATATGAAGGAACTTGTGCTTATGGATTGTCCGTCGGTGAGTGCGCTAACGTGTATACCAGAGAATGGGACATCAGGGTCTATAGAAACACTAATATTTGGAGGATTAGGGCCAACGTAGAGGTAGTGATTGCTTCCGCTTTGGTCGGGATAATAAGTACCAGTACCTTCGTAACTTCCGCTGGTTCCATTTAGGTTTACATCCGAGATACTACCATCTGACTCATCAATAACTGCGTTGTAACTAGCATTGGCATACGTAGCCTTGTTAGATGAAAAAGAAACATTAGCATTTAAATAACCCTCGCCAGCATTAGTCACCGTTACTCCCGCTACGCGCCATCTCCACTCAGTGGTGTGTAGATAATGCGAACCCTTATCATAGACTAGGTGTGAGTATACATATCTAGTCAAGGTAACTGTAGCTGTAGCGTTGTTGTATGTAGATGAACTTAGAGGGTTTATCATAACATTTACCTGATACTTCTTTTTATAGTCTCCTTGATTAATAACAACCAAGGCTTCCTTTGATAGTTCATCTGTGTGGTTAGTATCAAGAGCAACACCCTTACGAGTGTTTAGCATAAAAGTAGTATCCGCTACGGTTAAACTTTTTAAGTCCGTTGATGGGGAACCAGAATCAAGGTAGCTATCCGATGCGGGCGTATAACCACCAGTAGAACCATTGATGGTTGCTTCATCACCAGTAAGAATGTTCCAAGCTTTAAGACATGCACCATCATGGATAACCACATACTTTTCAGCGTTGGTACGATTGATAAAGTGAACAAAGCTATCAGTATCGATAGCCGTCTGTAACAACCTAGCAACATGCCGAGTGTTAGGGCGCTTCTTCAGTCCCTCTGCAACAGAGCTAAGGGCGTTTTCCTGCTCCTCGCATTGTCCATCAAAACGAGTGGCATCAGGTTGTTGAGAGACACCTTGGATAAGGTTAGGAACACTGGTGTTAATTAAAGCCATTATGTAAGGTCGTAGTTACGGTTAATACCAATTCTGGTTGCTACGTCGTAGCTGTCAAATATAGTCCGATCAGAGCTACCACTATCAAAGTCCATGAGAGCCGCATAAGCCTTGTACTCATCACGAGCGATAAGTGCTTCTAGCTCACGGGAACCAATGATGCGTCCTTGGAACACACGAGAGGCACGCAAGGTGATGTAACGACGAGCTTGCTCTGGTAGAGAGTCCCAATCTAGGAGACGTGTTTGGTTCACTTTGAGATCCTTGGTGAACACTGTGGTGTTATTAGAACGATCAAAGAGACTTAAACCACGCTGTACGACATCTATTGTTTTGTCGATTGGGTCTAGCTCAAGGATGTCCTCTGAGAGAGTTATAGTGCCATCCCCAGCAGGGCTCAGGGAGACATTTACTTCTGTGTTAAATTGCCAACCATCTGACTGAACCGCGCGACTAATCTCATCAAGAGCAGAGATAGCGGTAGCAGCGGAAACAGGGAGTGCGTTGGTGTTACTGATACTGTTCACAGGTGACTCACCAATGTGTCCTAGCATCGAATTTACTGCTTCTAGTTTAGATGTCAGAGTAGGCATATTATTACTTTGTTAAATATTGAATGGCGGCTTTTAGGCGCTCAGGGTTGTCTTTGAAAAGTCCGAGACCAGTATTGCAGGAACTACAGAGGAGACCTCTAACGGCTCCTGAAGTGTGACAATGGTCGACGTAAAGATGTGGACGGGTTTCGTCGTGGTTTTCTGTGGGCGTGTCTGTGCCACAAATAGCGCAAACACCTTTTTGGGATGCAAGTAGTGTGTCATATTCTCCAGCTTCTAATCCATAAACACGTTTCCACGCTTCTTCGGAACGACACCTCTTGCATTGGTTTCTTTTACCATCAGGCGAGTAAGTTCTATTATGGAACATATCCAGAGGCTTAACCTCATTACACTTATTACACTGTTTAGTTTCTTTCAAATATATAGTGGGCTGTGTGGTTTAAAAAGAGCCCCAAGGGGATTGTCCCAAGGGGCTCAATGATTAAGTGTTAATTACTATGCAGGAAGAACCTTCACAGCACATTCTGGCCTGAGTGGTGCGTGCCCCATTGCGTATTTAGCAACGAACAATGTACCTTGGCGTTGGATTTGGTACTCACTTTCAGTAGCCAAATCAAGCAACTTAACAGTACCGATAGCTTCCTTAGTACCTGCAAGGAATCCCTTAGCAGATGCTGCACCGCTAAGAGCGGAGAAGTCACCGTTGTAGCCAGCACCGCCAGCACCGAACACGTCATTGTTCGCAGCACCGTCATCAGTAGCAACAGCAGATACGTCACCAAGAGAGATGACGCTATCAAGGTGGTTGCTCTTGAAGAGGTTGATGCCAGCGACCTGAGCAATCTTACCAGTTGCAACATTACCTACACCACCTGTGTCACGATTGATCGCAACGTTGTCGGAAGTGAGGAGAGTGTAGTACTGAGAAGGAGTCAGAACTGCGAAACGACCTTCGTCTGGAGCGTCTTTCTCGTCAAGCGAGCGAGCAACAGCGTAGAGCGAGTCAACAAGACCAGAGGCAGTGTTAGTATCTGCACCAACGATGCTTGTACCACCGTTACCACCGATAGGCGATGTACCACCAGCAGCAGCGAAGAGAGTCTTCATGGTGGCAATGTCGAAGCGCTTAGCAAGAGCCTTACCGAGTTCCTTAGCGTAGATGCTA